AATATTTAGGATCTAAAATGGCATCTGTATCGAATATATATTTTGTTTCAAAGTAATTACATTCTCCGCGACCCTTGCAGAGTCTTAAGATCGTTCTACGAAAGTTATCTTTTCCGTAGAGATCAATATCTTCTTTGAGGGAAGTAGAAGATCCGTAGTAGTCTCGCCAATCGGACTCTACGCGAAGCTTCTTTCGTTTGCCTTTGACAGTTTTGTATCCGGCTTTTGTCAGATACTTACGACCTATATATTTCTTGCCGTTTACCAAATTTTCAATCAAATATATGAAGCCATAATAATCTTCGACTTCAGTAAATTCTTTGTCTTCGTATAACCAACTCATAGATCAAATTCCATTTGGAGAATGATCTATTTATTCTTCATATTCTTCGTCGAATGGATCTTCAAGCTCGAGCTCTGCAGAACAATATGGACAGTATTCTGGAAGAGCGGTATTTTCTGTGATTATTTTAAATTCCTCATCACATGAGGGGCAGGTTATCCAATCCATTATAGCGTAAATCCTTTGAATGTGTTTTCATCAACATCTTTTTTAACTCCACCAATCACATAGCTAGTAATTTCTGTTTCTTGTGGGGCAACTTGTACGTCAGAACCTGAAATCCACTTCTGTGTCCATGGCAAAGGATTCGCACCTGGCTTACCGTTCAGGCCGATAGCGCCCATACGTTTTGCGGCGATATGGTCTACATAGTTACAAAGAAGTTCTTCGTTCAGACCAATCATCGAACCGTTCTGGAAAAGGTAATGTGCCCAACTTTTTTCTTGCTCGACCACTCGATGAAACATGCTGATGCACTCATCTCGTGTCTCTTCTTGTATGCGAGCAAAGTCTGGATCCTCTTTCGGTAGAATTTTGAGGAGCTGTTGTGTCGAGGCAAGATGAACGTTCTCGTCCCGCGCGATGAGCTTGATGATCTTCGCGTTACCCTCCATTTTCTTAACTTCCGCAAAAGCCCAACTGCATGCAAACGAGACATAGAATCTTACTCCTTCGAGGGCATTTACTGCATTCAAACAAAGCCACAGCGCCTTCTTGTGCTGATATGGGTCAACAGCTTGCCTATCACCAACCCAGTAAGGATCGATGGAATTGAGATTGTTCATCTCAATCAGAGCATCGTAGTACTCACTGATATCGGCAGCGCAGTCGGCTATTTCTTGGATGTCGAGCATCTCGTCAAATACCCTTGACGGATCTGAATAAACGTTTCGAATGATATGAGTGTAGGATCGACTATGAATCGTTTCGGAAAATGTCCATGTTTGGATCCAGGTTTCGAGTTCGGGGAGCGAACAAATCGGTAGAAACGCCAGGCCAGGCGCACGTCCTTGTACAGAGTCAAGAAGAATCTGACGCTTGAGATTGCTTGTAAAGATGTGCTTTTCATGGTCGCTTAACCCTTTAAAGTCTTTGCCGTCTCTTGACAGATCTACTTCTTCTGGCCGCCAAAAAAATCCGAGCTGCTTATCTGTCAGCTTCTCGAAGATATTGTAACGTTGCTTATCGTAACGGGCAATATTGACTTGCTTTCCGAAGAAACAAGTCTGTTCTGTAGCATCAAACATTTCGTTTGAAAAAACTGTCATTCAACTCTCCAGGTGCTGGTATTTAATTTAAGGTCCTTAGGCCAATCGCCTTCGGTATATGATTTATCATGGAATCGAAGTTCGTTTGTCGGCATGATAGTCAGTCTGCCATTGTCTAATTGAATAAACATAAATTCCTTCGACTGAGAAGGATCTTGTGAATATCCATCGTGCATTGGAATCACTGTAAAAAGATAACGGCCAAAAAGGCCGCTCTTTCGAATCTCTGCTTGTTGGCTGTGTAGATAGTTATATATCAATACCGAAAACTGATCTCCGTAGCAATCCCACACTTGTGTGTCTTCGAGATGCCAAAGTGTTTCTGGATCTGGAGAGAATGCCAATGCATGCGGCGGAACTCCACGCCAAACTGCTCCACACTCGAGCATCACATGACAACCCCAAGAATGACCAGCTTTGGCATGCAATGCAAACCAGATGCATGGCTCGAAAGTATATGGCTTAGCATTCTTACGAATAAACGAAGAATCTACCCAGCAATAGATATGATGAGGTATATTCCCCGATCCTGTGTATAGCATTACCAGTCCTTCGCTTCGAGCCATTCGATTTGGTTCTGTGGAACAACCCGTGTCTGAATTTCACCGGTTGTGGTATCTTCAATCGTAAGAGTTACGCCGGTACTATTTTCACGTGTCGTATACTCATGCACAAACCAAATTTTGCCTGCGTCTGCCCACATGTCACTATCAATTTTAATATATTGCATTATCTTCCTTGCCCACGATATGCCTTAAAGTTTCTCTTCTTGTGCTTATTCATTGAAGATAATTTAGGACGTCTTGTGTCTTGAGATGTTCCTGTTACGATTGAAACATGTCTTGTGGCTGCTGCCGATGGTGCTTTTGCCATGTAATACTCCTGTTAGATTTTACAAGAGTCACAATCCTCATCATCTAGTTGCCCTTGTGCGAGTGGTTTGTTTTCTTCAATCTCACCAGCACCGTCAAAGGTGTTGAAGTAGTAGAGCGTCTTACCGCCATACTTGTAGTGCATCAAAATATGTTTGATCATCTCAGACATCGGGATCTTCTCATCCTCATAGTGACGAGGATTATAAGAAGTATTGACCGAGATTGCCTGATCGATAAACTTCTGCAGGACCGCCATAATCTTCAGATAACCTTCTGGAGACTTTTGATCCCATAGTAATTCGTATTTATTCTTCAGGCGTCTTAGCTCGGGAACGACTTGTTTGAGTACTCCGTCTTTCGATTGTTTGATCGAAATGAGTGCACGAGGAGGTTCGATGCCATTGGTCGAGTTACTGATCTGAGCAGAAGTCTCGGCTGGCATCAGAGCCATGAGAGTCGAGTTACGAATGCCAGATGACAATGCTCGGCTCGACAATACACTCCATGGCATCTTATAGTTAGGAGCGACCAATTCGTCTACATCTTTCTTATAGGTATCGATTGGCATATATCCATGTGCATACTTCGTCTGATTATCAAGAGGGCAAGCACCTACTTCTTCAGCCAAGTCGACCGAGGCTTTAATAAGGTAATAACTCCATGCTTCAGCATACTCATGAACAAGCTCAAGGTTAGGATCAGAGTAATTAGTGTCATTACGAGCCAACCAATAAGCAAAGTTAATGATACCAATACCAAGAGGCCTACGATTCCGAGTACCAATAGCAGCGGCTCGAACAGGATAGTCCTGATAGTCAAGTAAGGCATCCAAAGCGCGTACTGCAATGGTGCATGGCTTTTCGAAATCAGCTGGCTTTCTAATCTTTCCCCAATTGATCGCTGCAAGCGTGCATAGGCTAATCTCGCCTGTTTCATCATGAATATCCTTTAGTGGTGTTGTTGGCAATGTAATCTCACAGCACAGATTCGACATCTTAATCGGTGCTGCTTCAGTAAACGAACCATGCTCATTCGCATGGTCGATGTTCATTAGATAGATTCGTCCAGTATCTTTTCGCTCGGTAACGAAGGCTGAGAAGAGATCAATCGCAGGGATGGTTTTCTTTCTAACCTTACTACGTTCGTATTTTTCGTAGAGTTCTCTAAAGTCTTCAGTGCTTTTGTAAAAGGCTTCATAGAGATCCGGGACATCACTAGGTGAGAAGAGGGTGATATTACCTCCAGATAAAAGTCTTTCATACATTACCTTATTAAATTGTACGCCATAATCAAGATGACGGATACGGTTATCTTCAGTGCCCTTGTTATTCTTTAGGACAAGAAGATCCTCCACTTCGTAATGCCAAAGGGGGTAATAGAGAGTCGCTGCTCCACCTCGGACACCACCTTGGCTACAAGATTTAACAGCTGACTGGAAATGCTTATAAAAAGGAATAGTACCAGTGTGAGAAGCATCGCCATTGCGTATAGGAGATCCAACAGCCCTAATACGACCGCCGCCAATACCAATACCAGCTTTCTGAGAAACATACTTAACAATTGCGGAGGCTGTTGCATTTATGGAATCCAGCGAGTCGTCAGTTTCGATAAGTACGCACGAACTAAACTGGCGTTGAGGTGACCGCACTCCTGCCATAATAGGAGTAGGAAGACTAATGTCAAATGTACTGATAGCATCGTAAAGGTCCTTTACCCATTTCATTCTATTTGTGGTGTAATTTTGAAAGAGTGTCATGGCAATCAACATGAATGCCATCTGTGGCGTTTCGTAGAACTTATTCGTCACACGATTACGAATGAGATACTTTCCACGGAATTGTTCCATGGCAGCATAAGTCAGTAGGTTATCACGGTCGTGGTCGATGTATTTTTCAAGTTCATCGAACTCTTCTACAGAATATACATCGCCCATTTCCTTATCATAATAACCTTCATCGCGTACACGAATATAGTGCTTTAAGAGTGGTTCAGGATTGTACGTGCCGTAGACTTGCTTACGAAGATTATAGTTGATTAGACGACCAGCAACATACTGATAATTAGGCTGTTCTTCTGTAATGAGTTCAGCTGCAGCTTTAATCAAAGTCTCTTGAATATCAGAAGACTTGATCTTGTCATAGAATTGAATATGAGTTTTGATTTCAAGATCTGAAACAGAAACGCCGCTTAAACCTTCACACGCATGCAGCGCTACTTTATGGAACTTATTAATATCGAGTGGTTCTCGCGTTCCATCACGTTTCGTTACTTGAATCATCTGTTCTCTTTCTTAATCCAATTTTGCCGTCATCATAAACGGTCCATACTAGTTCAGTATCTATATCCCAACCCATGGCTTCCATAAGTTCGTCTGATAATTCTATGTACAATTCGCCGTCTTCAGTTTCTTTTACTACACTGCTATGACTCATGGTAACATCTCTATTCGATAAGGCGCTTCGTCTTTCCACCACGGATCTTCTGTAAGATCTTGTACAACCTCGAGAGCTTCTTCTTCAGACTCAACGTCTGCAACGACGATATCATTTTTATTGTATACTAGCCAATTAATCATGGTAGTTTCCTTTCAAACTCTGCTTGCGCAGCCATATCGTCAAGAGCCTTCTTCACATCAGGGAAATGGTGCGCAATAATATCCCAGCACTGTTCGGCAATGATGCGATGTTCTTTCTGAGTTGCCTTATCCATACGCAACTGACAATAGTGAACCCATGAACGAAGCGTGCCAGTCACGATCATGACCGATTCTGTATTGCCTTCAGGAAGAACGGCACGAGCTTGTTCCTTGGCGATACCATTTTCAATTGCCCAGTTATAGGCATACAACGATTCGCTGATTACTCGGGCTTGTCGTATATTCCAATTTTCTTGTAGTAATTTGTTATCGCCAGCTTCGATTGAGTTCTGCCTATTCTTGGCATCTTGAAGTCTGGCTTCTCGATTAACAAAGCCAAGATCTTTCGTTGGGTCGGCGTAACGCTGAGAGTACTCTTGGAATGAGAAAGAAGTATGTCTAAGAATTTGTCGAGCGATATCTCTTGTCGTTCTGATTTCCATTGAGACATGGACCATCTCCAAAGGTGACCAATGCTGGTTCTTGATAAGATACTGTACAAGCTTAGGTGCTGTAGCAGTATTGTTTTGATTCGAAGGATTAGAAACTCTTGCTGTCCAAGCCACCAATTCGTTGGCAGTAGTGCATCCTGTATAGGCACTTGGCTTAGTAATACCGATTAAATTCACTTCACTCATTTTTTACCCTTTATATGTGCTTCACAATACCGTTGACCATTCGTGGCTTTATCACCAAGAAGAGTAACAATCCAAATATCGCCACTCGCAGTCTTCATTTCATATTCATCTATCTTCGCGATTGGTTCACGCATTATTAATCCTTATGATTACACATTTCATCACTTACTTTTGTCTTGAATACGTTTGGAAATAAACCATGAATAAACAGTATTGCTCCCCAGCGCCATGATCTCAACATGTGCTTAAAATAACTTATGTTATTATCACTCAGATGAGACATCGAACGTTTTCACCTTCTGGAAGCGAGGCAGATTTATATATCCATTCGCCTTTAATTCTTGAACTCGAGCAAGAGCATCGTAGTACTCGACATACTGCCCGTCATTGTACCACCAGAAATGGTCCCATGGCGCCCAAAGACGAACATAACGTTGATACTCGACAAGCCACTGCTTGCCTACTCGAAATATTCGAAGCTTCTTGATCGAGATCTTCTCGTACTCGATCCCAAACTCGTTGTCTACTAAATCAGTCATATCCGTTTCCTATTAGGTTGAAGATGTTAGGATCAAAGTACAATGCACCTTGAGCGCCATCGCCACATTCTCTCGAAACTACCTTCACGTAATCATCAAAGAAATCGACGCCTCGAAGTTGAATAATCAGCATCACGGCAGTTTGCACCATGTTGGCATTATAAACTACCCACGTAAGCTTTTGCTCTGGAAGAGACAGAATAGACTCAACGGTCTTTTCTCCAAATTGCGAAATGCAATTTTGCTGTTGGTCCGGAGTAATTACATTCATCTAAAACACCCTTAATATATTCTGGCGTGTAGCCGGCTAAAATCATATCGTTGACATCTTTATGCTCGATGTCTGAAGGCCATATGACTACACGATATCCAGCATCAATCGCCTTCTGCATTCTCTTGATAGTATCCGAATGCCTCGGCTCATTATCAAATACTACCACAATTTTCTCTTTAAGTAAACCGGTTTGTTCGACTTGTGCAGCAAGATCTCCACCTGCGGCTGCCATTGCATTTGGCAAAAACATCGAATCGATCGGTCCCTCTAGTAAATATATATCTTTATCCTCATCGATAGTATCCATGCCAAATACTTTTGGTTTCGAATCATCCAGCATGATGGTGATATATCGAACACCATCTTTTCGAAACGACCTACCCTGAAAACCAAAGAGATTCTTTTCTTTATCAAGGAATGGTATGATCAGACGCGGTTCGTCTTTCTCACCGATCTTGATCTTGTCAGGTATCATAGTATTGACCCACGCGCCAAATTTTGGAGCATAGAATAATTTATAGTGAAGATGCGGAGGGATCTGTCGACTATCCACGTACTTCTTGACAGGATGGCCCGGATCGAGCTGACTTACCTTCTTTATCTTCGACAGAGCAGTGGTCTTGACAAAGACTGGAGGTTTCATCTTCTCGGCAAAAGTCTCGACATCTTTCTGATTACCAGATTCTTTCATCTGTTCCTTGATGTATTCAAGGTAAAGAGTCGGATCGATTTCTTTCATGAAATATCTGAACTGCATACTCGCAGAACAGTTATGACAATAAAAACGAACCTTGCCGCCCTTCTCGATCAAATGCCCACGAGTCTTTCGACGGTCCTTTTGAGAGTCGCCGCAGATAGGGCAACGGAACCGATAGACGGTGTTGTTCACTCGCTGAAATCTCTCGAGACGGCCTGAGAGAAGGCTGATGTATTTGTGTTCAATCCAAAGCATTATAACTCCAATCTGTTAACTTCATTATACACAGATTGTGATTATTGTACATGTTTATTTTAGAACAAAGAGCCTTGAAGATTAAAATTAATCGCTAATCTTCTTTCGACATCTAATGGAAGATTAGTACTATGCCGATTATTAATATGATCTCCGCCTTCAAAGAATAGTAATCGATTCTCGATATGATCGACTTCTGCGCCATCTTCAAATAATGTGGGAGCTGTATTACATGTATTGATATAAAACAAGGCCACATAATGTTTATACGGGCAATCGTTGTGCCAGCCATGTGCACGCTTACGCCCTTGATTCATCATGCTATTCACATTTACGCTGATAACATGTTCTGTGAGGAAGTTAAGTTTTTCTTCGAAGAAATAGAACATCGGCCTGATAGTTTGCCAGTATCCTGCTGCATCTTCGATGTGTTCATTTTCTGTGTATATTCTCTTCATGAAGTACCAGTCTTTTTCAGTCTGGCCGTTGTATCCTTCAGGAAGTATCGATGAGAAGTTCCAACGAAAGGCTGGATGTTCGATCATCTGTTTTATTTCATTAAAATAACCTCTTGGCAAGAAGTCATCAATCACGCGTCTCATAATTTATCCAATTCCGAATATTGTACTCCACGGCACCAATGTAATAATACCACCTACGATAGCAGCACCGCCGATGACTGTCCACATCCATTTTTCCATGGCAGTGATACGATCACTCAACGTATTATGCTGCACTGTCGACTCAGCACGCATCTCTTTAATTTCTTTCATGAGCTCGTCGTACTGATCGTCGATGCTTTCTTTGAGCTCTCGCTCTCCTGAAGAAATTCTTTCGTGTAATAGCTGGACCTTGTCGTCTGTTTCCACTCTGCGTGCTTCCACTAAATCTGATAGTTGTTTACTTATGATTTCCTGGGAAGTCAGCTTAGTTTCATGTACAGCAAGAAGATTCGACACGCTGCTTGAAATGTCAGTCAGCTTATCAATGGTTGTATCCAAACGGCCAACAAGTGTATTGACGACTGCCATATCTCTACTTAGATACGACACATCTTCGGCTAACTTGTTGACCGATGGTGTTGCCATTACTCAGTAGGTTCCGTGCTAGCTTTGAGTGCAAGAGCTGCACCGCCTGCGGCGAGTACCGCACCTAATCCTACACCCCACGTCGATGCATCAAATTCTGCACCACGATAGATGTCGTAGATCGACAGACCAAAGAAAAGCATTACGCCTTTGGCCCATAGAATTCTACCAAGATCAAGTGTCTTATTATCTTTTCCAGTGAATGTTTGGAAAATCAGATCTTTTATTTTTTTAAACATTTCTTCGACTCCGTTAGGTTAACGAAATCATAATTTAGAAAGGACCGAAATCCTCGTCGCTATCTTTGTATTTATCGATAGCTGCCATCATCTTAATTTCATTTTCGGTTTCAATTGTTTCAGCTTGTGCGTTGATGACATGTGCTTCTGCGAGTTGCTTATGATCTGTCTTACCGAGTTCTTGTGTCTTGACATTCGTATCAAGCTCAGTTACTTTCATGCCCATCATGGTAGCAAATGCACCAACAAAGGCACCTACGATCGTAGAGAATGCTGGACCAATGATCTTAAAGATCTCGTTGTTATCGATAACATGATTTGGCATAAACAAACCGACAAGGAAAATGGCAACCACTGCCATCATGATCGATCCGAGAACTGCAGCAGCCATCTTCATGATAGTCAGCTGGATCTTGCCCTTTTCAAGCTCGAGCTGCTCGAAGCTAGTAATTGGCGGTGATGAGAAAAACGACATCAGACTCATTTCTTTCTTCTAACCTTCTTAATTTTTTCAGCAGCTTCAACAACCGCATTCAAAGTTTCATTTGCTTCTTTGGCTTTCTTGTCGGCAAGTGCACGAGCAAGTTCAAGATCTTCGGCCGATACTTTGCCATCTTTGTTTAGATCAAGAAAACCAAACCACTTTTTAATTTTTTCCCACATGTGAATCTCCGCTTATTTTCTATTTGATGTTGATGCGAGCTTTCTTGCAACACTTGCAGGAAGCCCTTCTTTCGAAAGATTAAGAAGTCCCAGAGCGGCGATCAAAAGTAACAGACCGCGCGTATCATCTTTATTGCCGCTGCTCGCTCTATTGAGAGAGTTGGCAATGATGGTAATCAAACTGTCGTTTGAGTTATCTTCTTCTGGTACGTCTTTAAACTTCTTCATTTCTTTTTCTCTTTTGCCATGGCATCAACAGCTTCTTTATTCTGAATTATCCATTGCTGGAGTTGTCTGAGCTGCTCGGCGTTTTGCTGGCATCTTGAGTAGTTTGTGATGATTCCGACGAGGGCTGTAGTGTCTGCAATTCCTGAGGGGCTCGCATCAGAACTTCTGGTGGCGTCGGCATCACCGGATGTGGCACTAAGGTCGTGCGTGTACACCCAGCCGTTAGACATAACGTGCTGACTAGGAACAGTGTTTTTAGCGGCGTCAAGATATACATATTCTTTCTCTCTAATTGTGTTTGTTCTATCAACATACTCAGTAACTACCTCAGTAGAAATTGCAGAATTCTTCCTCTCCAATTCCGCGATTTGCTCACTCTTTTGTGCAGAGTAACGAGCCAATTCAGCTTCAGCATAAGCAGATCCTTTCATATAACCAAAGACGAACACACCAACCAGAGCCGCGCCGATGGCAAGCAGTTTATATGGCAGTGGTATCATTCCTAACATATTACTTCTTCATGAATCTATTGAAAGTCATAACGTTTTTCTTTTTCTTTCTTACAGGCGGTTCACCTTGTAAGCCTGCAACTTGACCAGAACCAACAGAATTGACTGCAACTTCTTCTTTAATACGACCTACTTTTTGATTAACAGCAGTCATAAGTTTCTTATGATCCACACCTGCGACGCGAGCTGCGTGGACTACATGGCTTTTACTAAGATTTTGTTTGTCGCGCTTTATCAACGAATCAGCATACTTGTCTATGTTTACTTCTTCGCTCATCTCGCCTTGCATATAATTCGAAGCAGTCGAGATATAGTCTTCGGCCAGTGTGATCTTTGACTGAACCCATTCAGGAAGATTCGTATCTACCTTCAGCATGTCATGCATGCGCTGAGCGTTGGCAATGATAGACTTGAGTTGTGACATGGCCATATCGCCTTCGTAGTCATACTCTTGCTTTTCTT